TTGATAAATTAGAAGTTGTTAATTCTGCTCCTAATGTTTTACCAACTAACCAAGCTGAGCCATAGTTATCTTGAACTATGATATGAGGTCTTCCATAAGCTAATAATTTAATTTCATTATTAGTTATGTAATCAGCGCCTTTTAAATCTAATGTTAATGTTTGAGTTACGAAAGTTGTACCATTTTCTCTACTTGAAGTCATTTCCTGAGTAAGGTTCGATGTACCTTTTAATTCATATTCAAATAAAGATGATGCTGCAGGAACTCCAAGACTTGATATTTGATTATCAGTTACGGTTGTTCCAGATATTGCTCCAAAATTAACAAACCATATTTTATATAAGCCGCCTACAAATTCTTTACAAGGTTCTAATCTACCCTTAGATATTATACAAGCCATTTTATATTTTTATTTTTATAAAATGGGGTTGTTTCCAACCCCATTTTGATTAGTAAATCCAGTAATATACAATTTCAGCACCAATGCCGTATTGAACGCCAGCAGTAAATCTCATTACAAATCTAACATTTTCACTACCATCAAGGTCAGCCATATCTAATACTTGAACTTTATTATAATCGTTCATTAAACCAGTACCAAACCATAAGTTAGAAGGTTCAGCCATTACCATTTCACTTGAAGCCATACCTGGAGCTTCTACAATTTGAACTCCTGCAAAATATAAAGGAGCATTTCCTGAACCAGCAGGACCTTCGCCTTTATAACCATTAGCACCTAAACCAGATGAACCAAACCCACCTAATGAAATTAAGTAATTTGATATAACGGATTTAGAAGCATAAATAACTGCGGTAGTTGTATTTAAAGCAGCACCAGCGGCAACAACTTTTGCAAGTTCAGCCTGAACGTTAGCAGCGGTAATAGTAGTACCAGATACATCAACTACGGTTGCATCACCTTTGAATAAAGTGGTTAAACCAGTAAATGAACCAGCTCCACCAACACCTTGCCATACAGCAGTTTCAATTGAAGCACCAACGGTTGCTGATAAATTACCAATTAAGAAATCAGTAAATGTTTTAGGAAGAACATCAAATGCTGAATAACCCATTTGAATTGCATCCCAATCACTATGAAAATCTTTTTTACACAATTGTAAGTTAACTTGCAGTTCCTTAGGTTCTAAGATACGTTCAGTTAAAGTAACAGTTGCGGTTGCGGTGAAGTCACAAGTTGCGTCAGCTAAAATAGTTGCGCTTGTTGCTAATTTTTTTACAACTTCCTTATATTTAATATTAGGTTTAATTGTAATAGTACCATTTCCAAGAGTTGCACCTGCTAAAAAAGCTGCCTGTATATACTTACCAGCAAATTCACCTGCATAGGTACTTGTAATAGAAACGGTTGTTAAAAGATTTTGTTCCATATTTTTTATTTATTTTTTATACATATTTTTAAAAATAGTATTTAATTCGTTGTTTTTTTGATTTCTAAATGATTGTTCTGGAATAACATTAATAGTAGGTTCCATGATACTCATTTTAACTTCTTTTTCAAAAGTTTTATCTGATAAAGTTTGTGCTAATTGTGTTAAAATTTCATTAATTTTAACATTTTCTTCTTCAAGCATTTGAATTTTTGTTGCTAAATCTTCAATACTTAATTTAGTTTCAGTTCCTTCAACAGGTGCAATTTCTTCAACTGGCATTTCAACTGGAGCTTCAGGAGATTTAATTTCTTCAATCTTACCTTTCATAACTTCAATTTTTGAACCATCTTCCAAGATATATTCTCCGTCAGGTGCAGGATTTCTACCTGATTCATCAACTACGAAAATTTCAGCACCAACTGCTAATTCGTTATCATAACTTAAAATGGTTCCATCCGCTGTTTTGATATCCTTTAATTCAGTTGATATTTCTTCTTCATTTAAAAACACTTTAATCTTTTTTATCTTTTCAAGAATATTCATAATTATTTTTTATTTTTATTAAAAAGTAATAAATACTTTACATGATTTATTTTTATGGTTAATTTGTTTATTACCAATACTTTACCAAGGTTTTACTATATGTTTAGATATAAAATCAGGAGACTGAACTTTAACCAATTTACAATTACATGCATCTTCGCAATATGTTCCAAATGGGCTATGAGGAAACGATGTTGATAATCCAGCAACGATAGATCCGTTAGGAACTCCTGGTATTGCCTTTGTTATCCAGTCTTTTAATTTATGTATTTGTCCGTTAAATTCTTTACATGAAGGACAATTTTCACCTTTACCAACTTCCCATTTGTAATAGGCTTCTTGTTCTTTTTCAGGATAAGTTATAGCAAGATAAATTGATAAAATTTCTTTATCTATTTCATCTGGTTCAGGTGGAGCTGTTGTTGTCGTGGAATCACAATCACATAATTGAACTTCATTTTTAGCAAAATTTCCCTCTAAACTGAAGCCTTTCAACACACCACTTTCTATAAATTCTGTCCATATATTATCATCATTAATTTTATATGATGCCATCCATGAACCAACTGGTAAATTATAACCTAAAAATGCAGATTTATCTTTTTCAGTATCTTCAACAATCCAACTTTCAACTAAATTAATTTTATTCACAGGCATTTGATGTTGTAAAGTTATATTGTCTTTATTACCTTGAATAATAAAATTTTCAGATATTTTTCTAATTGTATCTTTTCTAAATATAATATCATAACCATCTCTTTCAATTACCATATCAGGAATTAAAATAGCTCCGCATACTATTTTTTTCTTTTTATCAACTAATTTATCTAATTTAATTTCTATTTTAGGTAATTCATTTGATAGTAAAACATAATCGGATTTTATTGCTGGTGAATTTACTAATGAAACAGCAAATACGCCATCAGTTGTTTCATCTTCAATTTTCATTTCATATAATACTTTTTTCATTTTATTTAATTTTATTTTTATACTCAAATATATTGAGTTCATCAATTTTATAACTAACTGATAATTAAATACTTCCATTCGCGATTATTGCTCTATCTAATTGTTGTTGAGTATCTACATCTTTTGATATTACATATGTTTTTATTACTGGTTGTTCTGGTGTTTTTACACTTGGTGAAAAACTAAAACTTGTATTAGGTGCTGTACCTTCACCAGTTGTTGATATATTAGGTGATGATGGAGCTGTACCAGTTGAACTACCATCAATTGGTGTTGATAAAATTGTAGCAATTTGTGCGGCACCTAAAATTCCTGCGGCAGCAGACATTATAGCACCTGGAACTCCACCTGGATCTTTCAACATTTTTACAATTGCGCCTGCTGTATCTATAATAGTTGATGCAATTGCAAATGCCTTTTCTCTTTTAGCGGCTTTTAATTGTATTTCAGCAACCTTTTTATCATATTGTTCCTGTGTTATTGTTTTATTTTTTAATAATTTATTAGCGTTATTTATTTGTGTTTGTGTTAATGCGTTATCAAATTCCATAGTTGCTCTAATAGTATCCTGTGTTAATTGAAATGAAGCATTTTTTATATCTTCTTCTAATTTAATTGCTTTTAAACTTTCTTTATTAGTTTCTTCTATTCTTTGTTTTTCTAATTCAATAGCATCCTTAGCTTCTTGTTCTCTAATTTTTTGTTTGGAATCTGAAACGTTTAATGTAGATTGAACTTCTTTATTTCCTTCTTCCTCATAACTTTTAAGTTGGTCTTCTAACAATCCATCTATCCAATCATTAAAATCTTCATCATCTTTCTTAACTTTATCATTCCAATCTTTTTCTAATTTTAATGTATCATCTTTTAATTTTTCAGTTTTTTCCTTTGCTTTTTCTTCTGCATCTTTTACCTTTTGTATATTATCTAATTGTTGTTGATATAATTGGTCTTCTCTATTTTGTATTTTTTCTCTAAATTTTATACTTTCATTATCTAATTTTTGATTATCAAGAACTGTTTTTACCCAATCTTCATATTTTTTTCTATCAACATATTTTTTATTAATCCAACTTTCTATAATAATTGCTTGTTCTTCATCGGATTTAGTTCTTAAATCTTTTAATTCTTCATCTGATATAGTTTTTCCTTCTTTTAATTTTAATAGTGCTATTTCTCTTGCTTCATTAGCTCTTTTTTTATTTTCATCAAATTGTTTTTTCTCCAAATCCATTGCTTGTTGAATGTAATCTAATCTTTCTTTTTCAGTTAATGTTCTGTTTTTAGATTTTAAAACTAATTCATCAATTGCATTAGCGGTTGCTTGATTTTGAACTTCTAAAATTTTACCTGTATCTGCTAACTCTTGTTCTCTCTTTTTTAATTCAATAGCTTCTTTTGCAGCTTCTTTAAAACTTTTTCCAAGTTTATCTGTTCCTGTAAATAAACTAAATATACCAGCCTTTAAAACACCACCAATTGCACTAAGTGCAGCAAATCCTTGTTCTATTTTATCTATTATAGGTTCAAATTTAGCAAATACTGCAACAAGAGCTGCTACAGCACCAACAATTGCTGTTACTGCTAATAATATAGGATTAGTTATAAATGTTGTTATTAAAGCTTTACCTACACCTATAACGCCTTTCGCAAGACCTTTAACACCTACTTCACCTGCTTTAAAACTATCTGTTAAACCGTTTATCTGGTTTCTAACATTACCTAAATTTGTTTTATTAATTTTATCAGTTTCTTGTTTAACATTACCAGCTTGTTTAGAAGTATCATTTAAAGCATCTCTAATTTCTTTTAATACAGATATAGCTTCATCGGCTTGAACATCTATTTTAACTATTTGAGTTACATCTTCAGCCATTTTTAGTTTTTATTTTATATAAAAAGGAATAAATTTTCCTTTTGATTTTATGGTTTAACCCTATTTTATTTTTACCTTTTGCTATTTCCATTTCTTTTGAAACATTATACCAATTATCGGATTGTATTTGTTGTAAAACTGCATATACTAAATTCATTTTATATTATTATTTTTAAGCATCTAATCCTAATGATATTATTCTATAAGTTGCGAATATCTTTAATGTTCCATTTCCACCTGTTGGATCAGCAGTAGAAACAAATATATTTACTGCTTGATTATCAAACATATTTGCTTTAGTTGGATTGATAAAACATCTTGAAACATCAGTTGTGTTTGTTCCTGACCATATATCTAAAGTCCATGCAGCTTGATAAGCGTTATTGTATCCTAAACACAAATCATTTGTTGATGTATATGCTGATGAACCCCTTACAAATTTACAAGATGCTGATATAATTTCAATAGCTTTGCCTGATCCAGGTGCAGCAACTAATTGAATTGGTGTATCGTGTAAATCTAAAATTTGTGCGCTTGTTATGATATTAGAAGTTACTTCAAATATTCCTAATAACTTATTACCATTTAAATAAATATCACCATTAAAATAATTTCCAGTAACACCAGTAGTTCCTATTGTTACTGTATTTGAACCATGTCCTATAAAATTAACACCGTTCAAAGTATTACCAATTACAATTTCATTATAGTTTCCGCTTGCTGATGGTCTTACATCATTACCAACATAAATTGAATATGTTGAAGCCTGGTTTGTATCGCTTACATTTGCGGTTGAACCAGCATCTTTACCAATTGCTATATTATATGAACCACCCCTATTTTCCCTTAAAGCACTAAAACCAGCTGCTGTATTATTAAAACCTGTGCTTATATAATATCCACTTTCATTTCCAAAACAAGCATTTTGATAACCTGTTGAAGCTAATGGTCCAGTATTATTTCCGAAAAATGAATTTTTATATCCTTGTGTTATTCCAGCACCTGCATTATGACCAAATGTGTAATTATATGAACCTTTTTTTGTATCTCCAGCATCGCCATAAGATGTTGAACCGCCACCACCAACCCATATATTATAACCAGCAGCATCAGCACCTTTAAAAGTTGATATTGTATTAATACCACCAGAACCTAATGTCGTTGAAACATATATTATACCATTATTTCTTGTATGACCATTTACATACAATTTATAATTCGCATTTGTTTCAGTATCAATAGATGCGTTTGTACCATCATCACGAATTATACTACAACCTAATGTTGAAGCACCTGTAAATTTAGCAACATATCCTGATGTTCCAGCTAACCCAGCGGCTGATGTACCTGAACTACCTGATGTGCCATTTGTTCCATTAGTACCAGTATTTCCAGATGTTCCTGAACTACCTGATGTTCCATTAGTTCCACTTGATCCTGAACTACCTGATGAACCTGAACTACCAGATGAACCAGATGTTCCTGAACTACCTGATGTACCATTTGTTCCGTTAGTTCCATTTTTACCTGATGTTCCACTTGAACCAGAACTACCTGAACTACCACTTGATCCTGAACTACCGCTTGTATATCCAGAAACTGTACCAACTAAATCTGTAATAGTTGCTTTTGATATATGACCATCGGATTGTGCTACTACAATCCAACTTGATCCAGATATATTTACATCAATATCAATATCTGATATTGATAATCCGTTTGATATAATTGTTCTTGGATCACCTATTAATGTAGGTTGAAAATATATAGCACTATCAACTAATTGTGTGGTTCCTGAATTATACATTGGTAAATAATTATTAGTTAATCCATCGAATGTTATAGTTCCAGTTGAACCTGTTCTATAATAAACCTTACCTGTATCATTCATAACTAAATAATTAGTTAAACCTGAATATGTTAATCCTGTAATATCTAATTCGCCTATTACTGCTTCGTGTATATTCAACCTTGATAAATCATCTTCCCATGTTATACCTGATGTTGAACCAGTCCAACCAGATAAATTATAATTGTAATATATTATATCTCCCTGAATATTAGATAGTGGAGGTAGTGTAGTTGTAGTAGTAGTTGAACTTGTAGTGGTTGTAGTTGGTGCGCCTGTTGTTGTAGTTGTTGTAGGTGGTGTTGTAGTTGTAGTGGTTGTTGTTGGTATTGGATTTAATGGTGTATAAACAGCACCTGTATATGTATCGGTTGTTACTGCTTTAATTTTAGTTAAACCAGTTGATATATTAAAATTAATAGTTGATATTTCATACCATAAACCATTTACAACTATTCTATCATAAACTTTTAATTTATGTAAAATATCGGAAGGTAGTAAAAATGTTAAAGTTGTCTCATATTTCTTTTTACTATTTTCAGGCATTATGTTAGATAATTTATTGTAATCTAATGACCATCCATTAGGACCATCTGGACCATAATCAGGTGCAAAATCTATAGCATCAAATGCTTCAACACTTGTATCACTTTGTAAATTATAAAGATATGTTAATCCTGTAATTTTAGGTAATTTATAAAAAATTAAAAAGTCTGTATTAATTGGATCTAAACTTTCGCTTAATTCACTATGTAAAGGTATTTCAGTATCTTGTAAAATAAAATTATCATCATCAGTTTTATTTAATGTTGTTCGTGGAAAAACAGTAAATATACTTGTATATTCTAATTTTTCTATACCAACATCATAATTGAAAATGTTTTTAGCTTCACCAAAATATAAACCATTACTTTCAATTTCCATACCTTGCTTCCATTTTAAGTTATTAACATCTTTCGGTTCAGCAAATTTATAATTTATTAATTTATATTTAGGTTGGTTATTAAAACTTAATTCATTTATTATTAAGTATTTACTTAAATTATAATTAGTTATCGGAAGTTCGCCTTTAAAATATGTATTAATTGTATTTTTATCATAAATAAAAAATATATTAAATGATTTACAAAAATTAACAAAGAAATCGCTTAATAACATATCTTTAAAATTTATAACTGGTTTTTGTTTATCATAACCAGTTTCGACTTTTAATTGTATTTTAATAGTTGAATATACTTCAAATTCTAAAAAAGTGCATTCTACACTTTCATAAAAATCTATTCCACTATCATATGAGTGTATTCTATATGTTGATATATAATTAACTGCAAATCTTACTGTATCATCTTTTAAAAAATCTAATTCTAATCTTAAATCATATTTAGAACCTTTTCCATTTATACTAAAAGTATTCCATGCTGTATTTGTTGTATCATCATTTTTATATATGTATATTCTCATACTTGTATATAATAAAGTTACATCGAATCTTGGACCATAATTTGGTCTATTGTAATATGAATTTTTTAAAGTTTCTGATATTTGATAAAAATTAAAATTAAGTATATATTTTCCAGATGTTTGAACTGTATATATATTGTTTGAATTAATATAATCTTCTATATTGTTCCAAGATGTTGTATCTTGATTACCATCTAATATACCTGTATCAGTTATTGGGCCATAACTGTTATTCTGCATTGTAAGTTTTAATTGATTTAAAATCCTACCTTCTTTTCTAAGTAAATAATTTTCAAATGCTTCTGTGTAAATATATGTTAAATTTTTACCATATTCTAATTTAGTATTAGGCATCATATACATATCCTGTAAAAATGATGTAACACCAGTTGAATGTACGAAAGTATAATCTTTGAATAATTTATTTAAAATAGTTGTAAATTTATATCCTACTGCTAAATCACTCATAGTTATACCTGATTTACTATTTACTGGTGGAAGCCATCCTGGAAAAGGATTTATATTATTTGTATTAGGATTATCTCTCCAATTAAAAGGTCTTTCAGTTGCCATAAGTGGTACAAAAAAATCACCAGAAGTGTCCCATGTTCCAGTTACATTATTATAATTAAATGTAAAATTCATATCTTTTAAAGATATATCATTTAATGAAACATTTTTTAAATCTTTAATTAAGTTCTTTTCTTCGCCATAAAAATTAACTTGATATGAATATGGTTTATTACCGTTCATAGAAAATCCAACTAATTGTATATTTCCAATCATTTCAAATTCATTTACAACTAATCTGGCATCTATAAAATAATTAGGATTAATTTGAGTTTTACCTGAAACATTTAAACCTATAATATCATAGTATTTAAAAATATCGCTATTATTGTTATCAATTGGTAATGAAAATGTTTTACTCCAACTACCATAGCCACTGATAATTTGTTGGTCGTTCCAGTTTTTAGTTAATTCAATTTCTTCATCTTTGAATAAAGAACATTTTTTATCTATAAAAACTCCTGATGCTTGTTCTACTCTTATATATAATTCCATCTTATATTACATTATTTATTTCATCATATGCGCGTTCAACTACAATTATATAGTTAATCATTCTATCAAATCTTGCTGTTTTAAATTTCATTTCCTTATCAGTTACTATTACAGGATCATTACCGTTTAATAAAACAATTTCACTTAATAATAAATCTTCAATTTGTGGATTATAAACTTCATCCATCCATCCTGTATTTAAACTTATTTTAATTTTTCCATCTGTTATAAATTTATGATATAAACCAGTTAAAGTGCTGTAATTTATTCCACCCTGGTTATATTTATAAGTTTCATACGATGTAGTTAAATTACTATCTGTTCTACCTTGAAAGTATATATAATCCCATACACCCCAACGGTTTATATATTTTAAATAGTTCATAGTATTACCATTACAATCTACTGGTGAAAAGGTATATGTTGCCACCACTGTAGTGCTATTCATAATTTGAACTGTTACTGGTTTAGTTGTATCTACATTTGCCATTTTTTAATTTGTTTTTTTAAGGCATATCATAATTTAATTCATTGTATATAAATGATATTCTTGCAATTTCATCTTTTGCTACGGATTGTGTTGGAAATGAAGCCTGTGTATTACCAGCTGAACCACTTGTTGTAGTAAAATTAATTTTATAACCTGTATTTACACCTGCATCTCGCCAGCAAATTGTTGTTGTTCCAGTATAATTGAATATAGGATATATCTTATTAGTATATAAATAGTTCATTATGTAATCTTTTGCAGTTGTTTCATCTGTAAAATTCATACCATCTGTATATTTAGTATATCCTAATGTTGCTATTCCTATTTCAGATACTGTTGAACCTGTTGAACCTGTATTAAATTCATACATAGTTGCTTGAAAATATGCTACATTTTCAGTTGTATAACTTATATTATTCATTAAAAAGTTTTTAATTAATGTAGATGCATCTATTGTTATATAATTATCAATATCAGGCACTCTATTAATTGAAACATAGTTAGCAAGTGATGATATTGCACCAGTTGTTAATGCTAAATCAAATTGATATGAATATGATTGGTCCGCACCTGTAAATTGATATACAATTGGGCTTCTTGAACCGTGTATTCCATGTTCGTTAGGTTGTATTGATAATGTTAGTGCCATCTTTATAATTTATTTTTATAATCGTAAAACATCTTTTGAAGATAATATAAAATTGAAACCCAGCAAGTTCTACAACTTGATGCCTCATGTTTCTGGTTAAAAACTCTATTATAAATTTTTAATAATTCATTTTGTTCTGCTGGTTCCAATTGAACTTTTTCAAAATTAAATTTTTTTAAATATTCAAATTCATTTTCAAGCATCGCTGATAACGGAAAAGGTATATCATGTGCTAATCTTTTCTTTCTTTCTTCCCAACCAAATCCGTCTTCTCCGAATAAGGTAATAATTTCTAATCTTTTTTTCATTTTTTAAATGTTTTTTTTAATAAAGAATTTGTATAACTCTCTATAACTTTATCTAATTGTTTTTCGTTGTTATCATATGCTCTTGTAAAAAAGAATGTTGCTTTTATACCTCTTTCTTTTATTGCTCTATTTATAACAAATGAATATTTACTATCTATTCCTTTTATCTTCATCCATTCTTTTAATGAATTAACTGGTACATATTTACCAGGCTTTCTACCTTGATCCACATATCTACCATATGAAGCCATTTCAAATTTTAATTTACTATCTTCTACAACATATTTTAAAGTGTTGTAAAGATTACCACTTGCTCTTTTTTTAGCTCTTGTTAAATTTGCTCTTGCATCTTTAACAACCTTTTTTCCTATTACTGCTAATGCTTCTTCTAAGTTCATCTGTTTATATTTCTATTATCTAATTTTAATTTATCCAATTTATAACACAACCATACAAATACTTTTCCTACATTCATATCTAAAACTTCATCCTGTTTTGTTATATCTCCATTGCATAATTCATATATCCATGGAAACCAACTCCACTTTGTTCCAAAACTTTCCTCTTCTCTTGATCCATACCCTTCTCCGTTAAATAGTTCAGGGTATAGTTTAATATGTCTTTGTTTATTTTCAAAAAAAAACCTATGAATCCTAAATATACATCTAATGTTAAATTCTCTTTCAATTCATCATAGTTGGATATATCTGCTTCATATTTTACTACTGTATATTTAGTTCCTTTTTTATTTTCTATGGTTCTATATAGTATAGAAATTTGTTTAAGTATATCAGTTGTATCGCAGTCTATCATTTCAGCAAATGTCATATCATCAAAATTAGGATTTATACCATATTCAATATCATTTAATTTGAATATAGGAACTAATGGTTGTTCTATTTTTAATATATTTTCTATAATTTTAAACATATCTAAAATTGTGTGATATTCAAATTTATTTAATTCTTCATCATTAATTCTATAAAAAATCTTTATAGTATTTTTTATAATTTCCTTATCTTCTTTCGGTTCCGTTTTTATATACTCTAAATATTCTATATAGTATTTAGCAAGTATATCTTTTTTTCTTCTTGGTATTTTCATATTTTAAATTATATTTTAGTCCATAAACTTTCTGTTCCAACTCCACCTGGTTCCCATACATTTGAATTAATTAAACTCTTCCAAGTAAAACTATTATGTAAAACTTTATCATCTATTGAATATGCGTCATGTGCACCTGTTGGTTGTATCCATTCTGCAATCACTCCTTCTGCTTGCTTTAATAAATATAAAGCTGGTGTGCTTGATGGAATCCAATCTACTTGTGATGTGTGGTTTTGTAAAACTTTATAAAGCTTTCCGTTATAGTCTATCAAATCATTAACTTTATATTCTTTTCTAACATCATAATAATCATTTATAACTGTTAAATCATTTATTTGTTTTTCAGTTAATGTGTTTCCACTCATTACAAAATTTGTTAATGTTTGTAATAGTCTTTTAATAGATGCTATATCATTTGAAAAATCAGAAACACTCTCAATATAATCTGGTATTGTAGGGCATACAACTTCACTTTTATTAATATAAACTGTAACCATTACACCATATTCATTTTCAACTTCTTTTGTATGTGACATGGAAGACCATAACGCTTCTTTTTGTGCTATATCTTGTTCGTATATATCAGCATTTATTTCCATATATTCACCTAAACTCATATTATTTAATGGTGGTACATATATAGCCCATTTATAAGTTTCACCATTGTATATAATATCTGTATATACTAATGATCTACCTGATTTTGTAGGTGTTGATGATATTCCTGTGTTGTTAAATGTTATCATTTTCTATATTATTTTTAAAAGTTATTAAAAAAACTTGACATACAAATTGCATTATTAAAAGGTATAGCACCAAGCAAAGATATTTTTTGCCCTACAGTTCCACTCGAGGGTACTAAATGTATATCACCGTCTGGTGTTAAAATACAACTTCTATACGCATTAGCTGCCGTATATACTAATGAATAAGTTGACACTACGCCTGATAAATTAATTTTTTGACCTACTGTCGCCGAATCTGGTGAAAATTGTATATCTCCATTAGGTGAAAGAATACCACCTCTATATGCATTTGACCCGGTGTGTGCTAAACTATATGTCGAAACTGTGCCATCAATACTTATTTTTTGTCCTACCGCAGCACTACCTGGAACAAAATATATATCTCCATCAAATGATAAAACGCCTGATGCATATGCCGAGGCGGCAGTATATACTAATGAATATGTTGATACTACGCCTGCAGATGATATTTTTTGTCCTACCACGGCATTTACAGGAACAAAATGTATATCACCATTTGCAGCAAGAACTCCGCCTCTATAAGGAGCTGGACTTAATGTATAAACTAATGAATATGTACTGACAACTCCTGATGAATTAATTTTTTGACCTACTGTCGCAATTTCAGGAACAAAATGTATATCTCCATTAGGGCCAAGAACACCACCACCATACGCATTAGGCGCGGTATATACTAATGAATATGTTGAAACTACACCAGATGCGTTAATTTTTTGACCTCTTGCTGCGGCATATGGTATAAAATGTATATCACCATTAACACCAAGAACACCACCTCTATATGCAGATGAAACTTGATAAACCAAAGCATAGGTACTAACTACACCAGATGAATTTACTTTTTGACCTACTGTCGCAGAATATGGCACAAAGTGAGCATCACCATTTATAGCAAGAATACCACCAAAATATGTATTACCAGCTGTGTATATTAATGGATATGTACTAACAATTTGATTACTAAACACTGTACCGGCATCAATACTTTTTCTAAGCATTACCTTAAATTTTTTCCATTCAACTAAATTAGTATCTAATGTACTATCATCGTTATGCGGAATTTTACCTGGTCCTGCATCTATTCCTGAAACATATCTTGATTTGTCTGCCATTGTATAATTTAAAATTTATTAAAAAAAGATGATAAAACTGTATTTTTTGTAAAAGGTATATTAGGTAATGTTGATATTTTTTGTCCTGATGCTGCGCTTGATGGTATAAAATGTATATCACCATTAGATGTTAGAACTCCACCAAAATAACTTCCAGCAGTAGTATATGCTAATGAATATGTACTAACAACTCCTGCTGAACTAATTTTTTGACCTACTGAAGCACTATATGGTATGAAATGTATATCACCATTAGGTGCTAAAACGCCTCCTACATATCCATTTCCAGTTGTATGAGCTAATGAATATGTTGAAACTACTCCTGCTGAATTAATTTTTTGACCTACTCCTGCATTAAATGTAATAAAATGAATATCGCCATTTGCAGATATAGCTCCACCGCAATAAGCATTATCAGCAGTATAAACTAATGAATATGTTGAAACTACTCCTGCTGAACTAATTTTTTGACCAACTGTTGCTGATCTTGGTATAAAATGTATATCACCATTTGCAGCAAGTGCTCCTCCAAAATAATTACTACCAGTATATACTAATGAATATGTACTAACAACTCCTAATGAACTAATTTTTTGACCTCTTGTTCCTGCTCTCGGTATAAAATGAACATCACCATTAGTTGCTACAACACCACCAACATATCCATCACTCGCTGTATATACTAATGAATATGTTGATACAATTCCAGATGAATTAATTTTTTGACCTCTCGCGCCTGATGGAACGAAATGAACATTACCATTAGAATCTAAAACGCCACCTGTAAATACATAAGTTCCAGTATAAACTAATGAAAATGTTGATATAGTTCCTGTATTATAATTTATTTTTTGACCAACACTTGCTGCTGATGATACAAAATAAACATCACCATTTGAACCAATAATTCCACCAGCATAAGCGTCTGCTAATGTATATACCAAAGGATATGTTGAAACTATACCATCATTAAAACACTGACCACCATTAACACTTTTTCTAAGCATCACTTGAAATTTTTTCCATTCAACTAAATCAGTATCTAATGTTGAGTTATCAGCTGTTGGTATGTGTCCTACCCAACCATCTATTCCGTCTATATATCTTGATATATCTGCCATTTTTTAAAATTTATTAAAGTAACTATTTACACACATTCCTAAACTAAAAGGAAGTGCGGATTGTGTTGATATTTTTTGACCTGGTGAACTAAACGGTATAAAATGAATATTTCCATTACTATCGAGATTTCCACCCAAGTATGCTGTACCAGATGTATATACTAATGAATATGTTGAAGCTACTCCAGTTGAACTAACTTTTTGACCAACAGGTGCAGTCCAATTAACAAAATGAATATCACCATTAGGTGCCAAAACTCCTCCTACATATGAATAGTTTGCGGTATATGCTAATGAATATGTTGATACAACTCCTGATGTATTTATTTTTTGACCAACATTTGCGCTAAATGGTATAAAATGAATATCACCATTAGGTGCTAATACACCACCAATATAAGGTTCAGATACCGTTGTATGAACTAATGAATATGTCGATACAACTCCTGCTGTATTTATTTTTTGACCTATTAAAGCACCTCTTCCTATAAAATGTAGATCACCGTTTAAAGCAACTACTGCACCTTGATAAGAACCACCTGTATATACCATAGAATATGTTGATACTACACCTGCCGATGAAACTTTTTGTCCTACATTTCCTACATACGGTGAAAAATGTATATTACCATTTGTGTCTAATGCTCCGCCAATATAAGCACCTGATGAATTAGTATATACTAATGAATATGTTGAAACTACACCAGATGCCGATATTTTTTGACCTACTGTTGCCGCGTGTGGAGCAAAATGTATATCACCGTTTGTGGCAAAAATACCTCCAGCATACGCCCCCGATGCTGTTGTGTATACTAATGAATATGTAGATACAACTCCTGTTGGTGATATTTTTTGACCTACATTTGCAGTAAATGGTACAAAATGTAAATCACCATTCTGTGATAATACCCCCCCATAATAAGATGTTTGTAAAATTAATGAATATGTACTAACAGTAGTTTTTGTACTCAAAGATCCGGCTTCAACGTGTCTATTTAACATAACTTTAAATCTTTCAGTAGATTGTAATGAGCCATAATCCACATATTTTCCAAAATATAATTTACTTTTATCAGTCATTTTTAATTTTTAAGTTGTTGTAATCCAAACTCCTAATGCATATTTCATAACATATTGAGTTGTTGATATCAATTTTAATGTTACTGTTGCTAATCCTTCATCAGCACAATATGTATTTGATCCTGCACCACTATCTTCAATTGTATCACTATCTGCTGGATGAATAATTAATTGTCCAGTTCCTAATTTTACAAATGTAAATTCATATCCAATTTCACCAGCACCTACACTTGGTAAATTAAATGTTTGATTACCAGTTGAATTACAGGTAAATGTGGTAAATGCATCAGCGGTTGTTAAAGTGTGACCAGCATCCTGAGCTTCAACAACAGTACTATAAAATCCTGAACTTCCTGAACTACCTGATGTACCATTTGTTCCTAAACCTGAACTACCAGATGTACCATTTACACCTGATGATCCTGAACTACCTGATGTTCCATTAGTTCCATTTACACCTGATGAACCACTTGTACCATTAGTTCCGTTTGTACCATTAATTCCTGATGATCCTGAACTGCCTGATGTACCATTAACACCACTTGATCCTGATGTTCCATTAGTACCATTAATTCCTGATGAACCACTTGTACCATTATTACCAGATGTTCCTGAACTACCTGATGTTCCATTTACACCTGATGAACCTGATGTACCATTTGTTCCGTTTATACCACTTGAACCTGATGTTCCTGATGAACCACTTGTTCCGTTTGTTCCACTTGAACCTGATGTTCCTGAGCTTCCTGATGTTCCTGAACTACCACTTGTTCCATTTATACCTGACGAACCTGAACTACCTGATGTTCCATTAGTTCCATTTACGCCTGATGAACCACTTGTTCCATTTGTACCGTTTGTACCATTTTTACCTGATGAACCACTTGTACCATTAGTTGCTGATGAACCAGAACTTCCTGAACTACCGCTTGATCCTGATGTTCCATTAGTTGCTGATGAACCAGAACTTCCTGATGTTCCATTAATACCTGAACTTCCTGATGAACCACTTGTTCCGTTTGTTCCTGATGAGCCTGAACTACCAGATGTTCCGTTTGTGCCGTTTGTGCCGTTTGTTCCATTTTTACCTGATGAACCACTTGTACCGTTTGTACCTGATGAACCTGAGCTACCTGATGTTCCATTAGTTCCTGATGAACCAGAACTACCGCTTGTACCTGAGCTACCTAATGTTCCATTAACACCTGAACTACCAGATGTTCCGTTCACACCACTTGAACCACTTGTTCCATTTGTACCTGATGTTCCTGATGTTCCTGATGAACCGCTTGTTCCGTTTGTACCGTTTGTACCGTTTGTGCCATTTTTACCTGAACTACCTGATGTACCATTTGTTCCAGATGTTCCTGAACTACCACTTGTACCATTAGTTGCTGATGATCCTGAACTACCTGATGTACCATTAACACCGCTTGATCCTGATGTTCCGTTAGTGCCAGATGTTCCTGAACTACCTGATGTTCCATTAATACCTGAACTACCTGATGTTCCATTAACACCGCTTGATCCTGATGTTCCGTTAGTACCAGATGTTCCTGAACTACCGCTTGTTCCATTTACACCTGACGAACCACTCGTTCCGTTTGTACCTGATGAACCTGAACTACCACTTGTTCCTGAACTACCTGATGTTCCATTAGTACCGTTTGTACCATTTTTACCTGATGAACCACTTGTTCCGTTTGTTCCTGATGAGCCTGAACTACCAGATGTACCATTAATACCTGAACTACCAGATGTACCATTTGTTCCTGAGGAACCAGAACTACCACTTGTACCTGACGAACCACTTGTTCCGTTTGTTCCTGATGAGCCAGATGTTCCTGAACTTCCAGATGTTCCGCTTGTACCATTAGTTCCATTTATACCACTTGTTCCTGATGTTCCTGATGAACCACTTGTTCCATTTATACCAGTTACAGCAAAAGTTGTATTAATATGGGAAGCTCTTGATGATCCTTGATAAACAAAATGTGCTATCCTAGCAGTTGTACTTGTATTATATGTTAAAACTCTAACAACTAATCTATCAGTTGTTAATAACGCAATATCTGAACTAATAGTATGAGAAGTTATCACTTCTTGCGCAGTTGCTAATGTATCCGCTGTTATTTCATCAGTTGCAACTGTTGTGAATAAAGATGTAAGTATTCCTGTTAAAGGATTGAATTTTAATACTTCATATTTGAATGTAACAATTCCTGACCCTCCACCAGTACGATAATAAAATCCATGAAACTTCCATATTCCTACTGGTATACTTAATGCTCCTGGAACCATATCAACTGTCATGTAATTATCTAACGCAACTCCACCATCAGCCAATACTACAGATTGTGATTCATCAACTTCTGTTCCAGCAGAAGGCACTCTTGTTAGTTTTTCATAATCTTGTATAATTGTTATACTACTTCCAGATGCAGATGCTGTTAATGCATTTATTGTTGCTAATGTTAATGTAGAGTCAGTTACTGCTGTTACTACCCAAGTTGCATTATTTCCAGATTGAGAAGATCCTGATACTTTTATTTTTTGTCCTGCTGTAAATCCATCAGTTACAAAACTACCTGCAGCACGAGTTATAGTGTCTGGATTACTATTAACAAATGCAATAGTTGTATTTCCTATTATTTCAGGTTTAGTTTGATCAGATGAAATATTATCATACCATAAAATTAATCCTTGCACCGCACCATCTAATCCACTTGTACCACTTGTACCACTTGATCCTGAACTGCCTGATGTTCCATTTGTTCCAGAATTACCTGAACTACCTGAACTACCTGATGTACCATTAGTTCCTGATGTTCCTGAACTACCTGATGTTCCATTAACACCTGAACTACCTGATGTTCCATTAGTTCCATTAGTTCCATTAGTTCCATTTTTACCTGAACTACCTGATGTACCATTTGTACCTGCTGAACCTGAACTACCTGATGTACCATTTGTACCTGCTGAACCTGAACTACCTGATGTACCATTTACACCTGAACTACCTGATGTTCCATTAACACCTGAACTACCTGATGTTCCATTAACACCTGAACTACCTGAACTACCTGATGTTCCTGATGAACCTACAAATGTACCATCTTTTCCAGATGATCCGCTCGTTCCACTTGTTCCATTTGTTGCAGATGTTCCACTTGATCCTGATGTACCATTTATACCTGATGAACCTGATGTACCATTTGTTCCACTTGATCCGCTTGTGCCATTTGTTGCTGATGTTCCTGAACTACCTGATGTTCCATTAATACCTGAACTACCTGATGTTCCATTTATTCCACTTGATCCGCTTGTACCATTTGTTGCTGATGTTCCTGAACTACCTGATGTTCCATTTGTTCCATTTGTACCATTAGTTCCATTTTTACCTGATGAACCGCTTGTTCCATTTATACCTGATGATCCGCTTGTACCATTTGTACCTGACGAACCTGCGCTACCTGATGATCCACTTGTTCCGTTTGTACCTGATGAACCTGAACTACCAGATGAACCTGAACTACCTGATGTACCACTTGTTCCATTTGTTGCTGATGTACCTGAACTACCTGATGTTCCATTTGTTGCTGATGTACCTGAACTACCTGATGTTCCATTTGTACCTGATGAACCTGAACTACCAGATGAACCTGCGCTACCTGATGAACCACTGGTTCCGTTTATACCTGATGAACCTGCGCTACCTGATGAACCTGAACTACCAGAAGTACCTGAACTACCTGATGTTCCATTAGTTGCTGATGTTCCTGATGAACCGCTTGTACCATTAATACCTGATGATCCTGAACTACCAGATGAACCTGCACTACCTGATGATCCTGAACTACCAGATGAACCATCTTCACCGGAACTACCTGATGTTCCATCTTCACCTGAACTACCTGAACTACCTGATGTTCCTGATGATCCGTTTGTTCCTGATGTACCATCATTTCCTGATGATCCTGAACTACCAGATGAACCAGTTGATCCTGAACTACCTGAACTACCAGATGTTCCACTTGTTCCGCTTGTACCATTCGTACCACTTGTTCCATTAGTACCAGATGTTCCAAAACCTTGCGGTCTTGTAGGTACGCCAGATATTGAATAATCCTCACATGATAGATCATCTATCATGTTAGGCATTTGAATTTCTATATTAAATACAAACCCTGCTAATAATTCAGGATAATTTTCTTGAAAGGCTGTAAAATTTGTATTATAAACTATATCATAACCAATTTCAATACTATCATAACTTGATAAAAAACGTTTATCTAATGATTTTAAAGTTGTTTGAGTTCTTGTTAATAAATCCTGTTGAATATCTATTAAATTATTATTACCGTATTGTGGATATACATTACCAGTTTGATCCAATTTATCAGCAACTATTATTATAAAACTTAAATTAGTAACCTTTATATCATTTGAACCATTAGGTAATACAATATGCGCTAATGGATAATTAGATTGCCTTTTTTTTAAATCTATATCACTTTCTGTACCGTATGTTATTTGCTTGAACCCGTTTATAGTTAAACGATTTATAATCTTATCTACTATTTTATAAAAAGTGTTTTCGTACATGTTGATATGTAATTTTTATTAAAAAGTATTTTTTTTATAATTTGATTTTTATAAACTCTTCCCTACATTTCAACTTGAACTTATGTATAATAGGCTGAATATAATGTGGTGTTATTCCTGTTGCCTTTGAAAGGCTCCTTATTGAATGGTTGTCATTTATATATACCTCAACTATTTTTTTACTAAACCATTCAATATCATCATCAATTTTTTCAATTTGTTCTAATATGAATTCAAATTTATCTATATCAAAATTAGTATCTTCTGATACATTTAATTTATTTATATCATTATCATCATATAAAATTCTATCACGCTTTTTACGGTCTTGATAAATTAAATTTTTTAAAATTATAAAAATAATATAAATGTTAGGTTCATCATTATCATCAACATACCTATTTATATTTTTCAGTTTTAGTAAAACTATATATAATTCTTGTATTATATCTTTACAATCCTCATTGAAATAACCATGATAATTTGATATCCTTGTTAAATCGGATTGTTTTTTGTATAGTTTTTTAACGTATTCATAGTTATCCAATTTTTAATTAATTAGTTTTTCTAAAACCAGCAAAGTGTAAATTAACCAAGCATAAATGAATGTCGCGATTTAATCCAATATATTCTTGGTTTATATAATTTACACTTTCTTTCAACCGGTTTATGTTATCTTGTAAATAATTTTGATATTCAATTCTATTCATCATCTTTTTTTATTTTTACTAAGCACCATTTTAACCTTCTGGTACTTCTTTAATTTTTAAATAATTATCATTATCTAAAACTATTATTTCTTGTTCTTCCATATCATATTGATGCTAATAGTGTTACTATAATAATTCCAATAGCAAATAAAATTATACACTGTAATAATGTTTTATAAATGTGTTTTTCCATAAATTTTTTTTAATTTTTCTTTTCTTTCCTTTTTAATGTTATCATAATCAGATCCAAAAAAATTTCTTAAATCCGAATCACTAACCATAGCCATAGTAATATATCTATTTGAAATTGAAATTTTCCAATTACAAAATTCTACTAATTGTTTTTCTGTGAATATCATTTTTCTTTTATAATATATTCTTTGACTTTTTTACCAAGACCATTAGCTTTATAAAAAATATATTGTTCTTTAATTTCACCTTCTTTGATAGGTCTAACAAGTATATAAACATCACCAAATGGTAAATATGAAACATTAACAACTTTCATATTTTCTTTAACAGTAATTTCTTTTGTGCAATTTGTTAATAATAAAATAATAGCAAACCCAATTATAAATCCTGCTACAAATCTTTGTACAATAGTTAATTCTTTTTTCATTTTATTTATATTTCATTTTATATCTCCTAATTTATTTACAACTTCTAACCACTTATATATAATTTCCAGCTCTCGCTCTGTGAATATATTTTTATAAACTATATATTGGTATAGATCGTTCAACCATTTATTTTTTTCCTTTAATGCTTTTTCACGCTTTTTTAATTTATCATATTCCCTGCGTTTAAGTATTTCCTCTGGTACTTCTTTCTTTGGTTTTCTATGTTTATATTCATACTTATCATATTCACATCTTTTACATATCTTACGAAACGAACCAGATTGCTGCCTTCTATAACATAAAACATCCTTTTCTATATTGCAAATTTTACAAATCTGTTTTTTCATTGGCATAATTAATTCTTGCTTTTGCTATTTCCATATATACTGAACTTTATTCTATACCTATAAAATTAAAATTGTTCTTAACTGCTGCAACACCTGTTGAACCTGAACCCAAAAATCTACCTTTACTATCTCTAATAATATGATCATTATTACCACCAAGAACATCAAAGTAATGTCTTACATTTTGTTTTGCAGTAACCATCTCTAAATTAGTTATATTATTATTTGATTTATTACCATCTTTATGATTAACCTGTAATTTACAATTGTAATCTTCTAAATGTATCATACAAATTAACCTATGCAATTTATATGCTTTCCTACCATCTTTATTAGTTGCTAATGGTGTGTGTAATCTTGATACTTCGTAACCTTTGTTATTTTTACAAAACTTAACCTCTTTACCAGTTCTCTTGTTTATAACAACTCCCTCTTTTTTAATTTCATAGTTAAGTAATAAGCAATCTACTTCATTAGTAATTTCATTTGTATCAAAATTATATTTCTTAAATACTTTATTTCTACAAATCATAGAACAATAAATATGTTCCCTTATTAAACTTTGCTTTCTGTGGAACTCTTTACCACATACTTCACATTTACAATTATTTTCACCTTTTTTTCTCATATTGATTTTTCTTCTATATATAAAATTAGTGGGGTCTAAAACTATACTATTTCAAATTATTTTACAGGATCCGTGACGATACTATCTACATAGTTATCTGGTATTTTTTTCATTTGTTCTAAACAATCTCCTGTTAATAATTTTACTTTCATTATATTACTCTTATTTTAATTGTACCACCAATCTTTAAATCAAAATAGGCTCTTAAATAAAGTGCATCAGCCAAGTCGGGACTTCTTCCTAAACTCTGTTTAATTTTATCTTTTGAAGTTACACCAGCAATTAAACCACTAAACTCTTTCTTATATAAAATACATTCTTGTATAAGTTCATCACTATATGGAAAACTAAAACTAACTTCTAAGTTATTAACTCTTTCTGCAAATTTATAAAAGCATTCTGTTTTAATGTTTCTATAGCCACCATTAATTGACTTGTTACTACCCATATATCTTACTACACCTTTTAATAAAGATGCTACACCACTCCCAACACCTACGCTATCAATTACTATATGACCTATTGGTATTTTATATTCAACTCTTAATTGATTAATTTTTTCAACTACTTGTGTAGTTTCCTTTTGTTCAAGTTTAACTATCTTAACAACTCTCCAATCATCCCATACACAAATTACCGTCTTATCATTTCCTAAATCTGCTATATCTGCAGAAATATAATACTTACCAGTTGTTATTAAACTCTCATTGTAGAAACATTGTTGTAATTTATCGTAGTCGAATAAATTATAGTCATCTGACTCAAAGGACCAGTCACCAAAGAGTAGTCTTTGTCTCAATGAAAAATCTAACGTATTTTTCATAGTTTCTAAATATGTACTTGGTAAAAATGGATTGTCACTTGATAATGCTTGAACAAATCTCACATTTTCTTTTTCTCTACCTTCAATGAATGGTGTATAAAAATAATTTTTAGCCCAGTTATTAGTTGGATTGGATGCACAAAAAAGTTTTGGAATTAACTTATACTCATTAAGTTTATATCTTATTCTGGAACTTAAAACTTGAAATCCTTTCCAACTAACTTCAGAAAGTTCGTCAATAAATCCAAGTGTTATTTCTAATGAACCAAGACGGTCAAAATCTATATCTTGTGGATATGGATATAAGTCCATCAATATAATCTCACTTCCGTTTGGAAATGTTATAGTTGATGTTGTATTATTAATATGAAAATCTGTGTAATTATTTAACTTGAATATATCAAGTAAAGTTTTTAATGTGGTCCTTTTTAAGTTATTTAATCTTGCTCTACCTATAAGACATCTAATTCCGGGGTATTGCAAACAGGATATAAATACCCAATAGCATCCAAGATAGGATTTTCCAGAACCTGCCAACTTACGAGCCCCCATAAAGGATGAAGTTGGTGGTTCTATCTTTAAGAATGTTCCACGCTTTATTTTGCAAAATAGTTGGTGCAAAAATTACTTCAGCCATTATAGGGGCTTGTTGTTATTTTTTGAAGTTATTTTATCTTTTTTTATATGTCTATTATAATAACTACATAATGGACGTAAATTAGTATAGTGATTAAGAAGAAAAACATCTTCTTCATTTTTTATTGTGCTCCTTGGTATTATATGGTCAATATCCCAGCCGTAATTAAATGTGTTCTTTTTATATTTTCCATAATTATCCCAATTCATCCAAGGTTCAAATTGGCTTTCAATATATTCTAAAAAATGCTCATAAGAACAACCTAATATAGTTTCAATACCTTTTTTCCTTTTCTCACCTATTTGTCTATATGTTAATTTTATGGTAGATTTTACAACTTGTTCTATTCTATATAATCTATCATTTTGATATTTATATTTTCTTTCTATATTTCTTTTTTCTTTATTCTTCTCGTGCCATTGTTTTTTTTGTTCTGATATTTTTTCAAAGTTTTTTTCTTTTCGTTCTTTATAAAGTTGTCTTCTACGTTCAAGTACTTCAGGTGTAGTATTTATTACCCTTCTTTTTTCATTCTCTACATCTTTTACTTTTTTCCAATACTCTTTCTTTAATTCACGCTCTCTTTCTTTAACTTCAGGTCTACATCTGTATTTTTTTATATAGTCTTTACATTTGTCTGTACTATGATATTCCTTATGTTTTTTTATAAAATAATCTGGATGTGCTTCTCTCCATTTTCTATTATACTCTTTCTTTTTTTCTTTCTTTTCTTCCTTGGTCATAAGTTATTATCATTAATTTTAATTGTAATAGGATTATTAACTTCTATCTGATCCTTTGGTTCTTCTGGTAATGTTGGTAAAATATATTTTATACGTATCTCACTTGTACTATCTACTTTAACATCAACATTATCAATATAACCTCTTGACCTTGCCCTACATTTCAAATAAAATATAGTTGATGTTGGATTTTTTGCTTTAATCTGTTCATACAATTGACTTTCTACAAAATCAATTGCACTCTCTCTGATATTATCAATTTCTAAAGCAAACTCTGGATCTGTATTGTAGTATTTATTAAAAGTTTGCCTTGTTATTCCAGCAATTTCTAATGCTGGTGTAAGAATACCATAACTTTGCTTTAATGTATCTATGAATAATTTCTTATTCTTAATTTTAAAATCTGTTGTTATGTTCTTCAACCCTTTGGGTCTTCCTACTTTTTTCTTGATTGGTAAATTACTTTCTTCCAATGTTAAATTAAATTATTTTTATCCATATTGTAGCAACCAACACAACTAATATAATTAGTTCTGTTATTGCAATTAATTTCCATAATGTTTTATCGTTCATAGTTTTATATATTGTTTTTATTGTTTAAAATTACTTAAACTTATCATCTTTGGTACAAAAGTATCATATGAACTTCTTTGACCCCTAATCTTATTAAAACTTTTAGCCATTGCACGCTTACAAATCTCACTGAAATATGGTAATGCTGATGAATACTTTCTTTCATCAAATAACATATAATTCTTAACCATTTGATATATTGCTTCTTGCCTGCAATCGAGCATATCATCGTAATCATTATAGTTAAACTTTTTAATTAAATTATGGGCTATACTTATCAAAAATGTAGTTGCTTCTGAAGTTAAATAACCTTTACCCTTTGAAATAATAATATGATATATCAATTCATCATCTTTAATATATGGTAATCTTTTTACAGATATTACATTTGGTACAGATGCTATAGTTTTATTAATCTTTCTTGATGGTCTTGGTATTGTATATAAAATGTTACCTGTATTGTAGTAATGAATAAACTTCTTTCTATTAACCATGAAACAATGTTGTTTATCATTTACTGCTATTCTATCTTTATCTAATAATTTACCTTTGAATGAATATATATTATTATCTTTAACGGTAAATCCTTTTTTAATTAAATAATCCATTTGATCCTTTAGTTCCATAATACTATATAGTATTATTTTTATCGGCTAAATCAATTAAATCTGAATTATTTTTAATTATTTCTAATAATTTTTCTTTTCTTTCATTTTTATTAATTAAAATGGCTAATTCTTGAATTGTTTTTGGAAAATTGTAGCCATCATTTTTGATAGTTAATAGTACATCATATTTCTTTTTCATTTGTTTTAGTTATTTTTTTAAGTTTAATGCTTCGTAGTTCTTGGCGAAGTTCTTTAATAATTTCAAGTGTCACGTCATTATAAGGTCTATCAGTATTTTTAATTCTATTATAGTAATCCAAATAGAATTTTATTCTTTCTTCTAAAGTATGTTCTTTATCATATTCATCGTATATTCCATCAGTTTTCATAAAAGTATATATTTTGTTATTAATCAGGTCTTTATTCTTTTTACTTCCTTTCTTTTCCGTAAAAAATAGCGTTTCCTATAGGTAACGGGGGAAAATATATATTTGGGGGATTTTAAATCCCCCAAATATACCATTTTATTCCCCTTACTTTATATATATATTTATAGGAAAGGAAAGGAAAGGTAAGTAAATAGATGGTTGTAGGAGATTTTTTCCTTTCCTTCCTTTCCTTCCTTTCCTTTTTAAAATATATATTCAGATGCATTGTTAATATTTATTTTGATATTCCAGCCTTTTTTAGTTTTCTTAATATGTGATACCCAACGTTCTTTGTAAATATATCCTCTCATTTTTAAATATTTACTCATCTCATTTTTAGATACTCTGAAACTTGGTACTTCCATTTTTATCATAGATATTAATTCAGTTGTATTATATGATAATGTATCATCAAAAGATAATATTTCATCAAGTAAAGATAAATCTGTATTTAATTCTACATAATCAATATTATCTATTGTTGTAAAATCACTATATCTATATCCTTTATCTTTCCATAAGAAATATAAATAGCCCCAAAATTTTTCCCAATCAAATTTAGCATCTTGAAAGTGTAGTTTTTCAAGATGAACAACTATAAATCTTCTACGGTTCTGTTCTGCGCTTAAAAAATTCTCATCATTAGTGTCGCCTATATAAGATGTATATGAATTATATTCTTCCATATTTCTACCATAAGGTACTCTTAAATTAGTTTCTCTTCTAGAAATATAATCTTTAACTTGATCCGAATGTTTTAGAATACTACTACTTATTTCGGCTTTATATGATATAAGATTTTGTGCGTCATTCATGTAAGCATCTTTATTATCTAAATTGAAATTTGTGTTAGAACATAAATAACTTCTGTTGTTATATGTAAAAATCTTGAACATATAATTCATTATTAAATCTGTCTTTCCAATATAACCTTTTTCATCATGTAATATCATCATTTCATCATATTTCTTACCATAATCATTTAACCAGTTATCAAAACAACCTATAAACCATCTTGTCATTCCAGATTTAATATCAACGTTGCTCTCTATAAGAGTAAAAAATCTATGGTATTCTTTTGGATCGTCTGTTTTAATTTGTTCAAATTTTTCTTCCATAAAATTGAATTCTTTAGATATATAAGAATATATATTTTTATCTATATCTGCGTCTGTTAAATCTAATGCATAATTTTTCATAAAATATTGCCATATAACAGGAAAACCTTTTTTACCAGATAATTCAATTGGAATTATGTTATCAGGATAAGCAATATGGTTAAGATTAGGTATATGTAAATAATGTATTTTCTTAATTTTACAATATTTAATTTCCCAATTTTCATAATCCATAATTCTTTGAACATCTTCTTTATCTAATTTATCTTTGAATAGATTTTTTCCTTTTGGTGTAAAACTTATACCATTATCTTTCATTAATTTATTTAAATAACTGAAAGATGTAGGTTTATCTTTATCAATCTGTAATATATTATTAAATTTTCTAGTAGTATCATCTGGTTTATAAACTGGATTAAATTGACTTAATTGATGAAATTTTATCATTGCTATCTTTGGTTCATATAATTTCTTACAAAGATGTGCTAAATATAGCCAATCATTATAATTATCAGTAATATCCAATTTCTTGTCAGTTAAGAAATCAATAATTTCGTTCATAAATGCAACCTCATGAGTTCCAACAGCCGTTGTTTTGTTAGCAGATACTTTTACTTTTTTAAGTTTCCTTTTATTAAATGCTTCTGCTTCTTTAACCGTTATTTCAAACTTTTGAGAATTTCTATTAAAGTGATATTTATCATCATAAGATATAAAACTACATCTACTAATATCTTTTGCTAATGGGTCAGGTAATATATTAATTAAATTGTAAAATTGTTCTCCAATATAATCATAAACCAATTTATATACATTATTATATTCAACATTACCTTCTACAATAGTCATATCAGAAGATAAATTTATTAGTTTATCTAAATTTATTTTAACTACAACTTTCAAACCTTTATTAGATGTTGATCTATATATAAAATGTATAAAGGCATTTTCTTTCAATAGATTAAATACATCTTCAGTATTATCAAGTCCATCATAGTCTAAACATAGAAGGTTTGTATGTTCAATTATATTATCTATACTATGTGTGGATTTTTCTTTGAATATAGCAGAGAAACAAACGATTGGTAATTTAATTTGTGCTTCTCTATATTCAATTTTTTGTGTATATTTATCATACAATCTACAATTATCAGTTATTTTTTTGATTTTAATATCTTTTAATTTATTAATCAATAAATTAAAATCTATATTTTCATTAAGTTCAGTTTTTATGTCTTTGTAGTAAGTTATCATTCGTTTTCATTATTTTTAAATATCCAACCTGTATCATCTAATTCTTCTACTAGATGAACATCTTGAATAGTAAATTTTGGTGGTCTATTTCCTATCCGTTCTCTACCATAGCAATCAGTGAAGGTGTAACGTTCTTCATCTAAAAAATTAGTTATTTCAATTAATCTATCATCTACTAGATTTATATAGAAATTATCTGAAGTAAATATATAATCTTTAATATGTCTCCAAGTCATTTCATTTTTCCAAATAGTAATCTGTTGATTATTAAATTGTTTAGTTAAATCAAATATCCAGATTATATTTAATCCTAAATTATTGTAAAATTCAGTTCTCTGATATATTTCATCAGAGGTTATAGGTGAGTGTTGAAATTCATATATCATTCCATTATAATATACATCAGCAATTCTTTTTTCTCCCTGATGTTGCATAATAATTTCACAATTTTCAATTGGAAATTTAGATTTCCAATATCTATGCCATTCTGTTTCACCTTTATAATTACAATTAGACAATATATTCTTATGTGCCCAATGATGTATCATTTTTTCTCCACATTTAGGTGTCATTTCAGATTTACAATCTGGACAATACCCTTTCAATTTCTTTACGGGACTAATCCTTTTTCCATCTATGTCATTTGCGTATAACATTTTTCTTATCTAATTTTTTTTGTTGTACCAACTGATCTTGTTCCCATAATTTAAGGATATTTTCGTTGGTTGCTGCTTTATTTTCAATACAATAATCTCTTATGAAACCTTCTATTAAAGAAGATAGAGATGTATTATTAGCAGCCGCTGTAAATGAGAACAAATCTAAATATGTGTCCTCAATGTAATAACTCACGATTTTTTTTGCCATAACTTTATTAATTTTTATAATTATATATAAAAGTTGTTTGGTTCTAAATGTTAAAAATTTGTTAAATTATAATAAATTATTTAATTTAATAAACTTTTAGTATAAATAAAAATATATATAACATATCAAAGATTAAAAATCTTTAAGGTGAAAATCCTTATTAAAAATAAAAAGTAAAAACATTATGAAAAAACAAGAAGTAAATGCACCAGTTGAAGCAACAGGAAAAGCAAAAGAAAAGTATGAAGTTATTGAAGAAACATTTGATAATTTAGAATTTGAACAAGATGAATTAAGTGGAAAATATGATGAGGTATTTTTCGTTAAACCAAAAACAAAAGATGTTGCTTATTTTGAATTCTCTAAAAAAATTGGAGATAAGATACATCAAGATCCAAGAACCACTATTCAAACAATAGATGGTAATCTCGCTAAAATTGAATTAGGTTCATATACTTATGAAAATAAGGAAATTAAAACAATTAAGTTACACTTAACAAAGACAATTAAAGATAAAAATATATTATTTATAATCAGTTCCTCTTACACACAGGTTGCAAGAAGCATTATGAATTCATTACTTGGTTGTCAAGAGGCGATTGAAAAATTAAACATTACATTATATCTTAATCAATCAGGTTATACATCTGTAAAGATGAGTATTAATGGTAAAAAAAGTGAATGGTATTTTTCAATAGATGAGCAAAAGAAATATATTGAAACTCTTAAAAATAAAAAAGGTGAATTTGTATCTAATGATTATAGTGATTTAGATGATTTATTTACTGATAAATTAAGAGAACATTTACCAATAATTCTTCCTAATCAGGATCACATCAAATTCATTCCTGAAGTAGATGTTAATACCGTTCTTGGTGAGAATAATGATGTTGAAACATTTGGTGAAGATGATGATGATGATGCATCTGAGTTTTTTGAAATTAATGAAAACTAATTATGAAAACATTAGATGAAGAAATAGAAGAGTTCTTATTAATAGAACTTGTAGAATATAAGAAATAGTTTGATTTGAGCGGTCAAATTGTTTTTGCCTTGGAACCCTGTTAATTTATTATCAGGGTTTTTTAAAACTTATTAAAATAAAAAAGAGGATCTCATTGCTGAAACCCTCTATTTTGATGAATTAATTAATTGATGACTACTAAAAACTATAACTTATGAAAACTTATATAAGAGTTATATTATAATTTTATAAATTAGTTGTATTATTTTCATCTTTTTTTGTAAATAATGTTAATGTTGCATTACCAAGTATTAATGTTATTAATGAATATATAATTGTATCACTAACATTCAATCCAAATATAGCACAAATTACCACACCAAAAAACACTATAAGTGATGTTAAACTTATAAATCTTTTAGATGATAATTCATCCTGACCATCTAATAATCTTTTAAAAAAATTCATACTAAATTTTTATTTAAGTTCCTGATGTACCTGAACTACCTGAAGATCCTGAACTACCTGATGTTCCATTAACACCACTTGTTCCAGAACTACCTGAATTACCCGAGGAACCTGAAGTTGCTGTCCAACTTGTTCCTGTTACAACGTGAGTTGTATCTGTATTTGTTACGCTCATTTTAATTTATTTATTTTTTATTTTCTTACGAAATTTAAATCTACCCAATTTTTTATTGTTTCCATTTGATTTAATTCTAATGATGAAACCCTTGAATTTAAAAATGCAACTTGTGTTACATTTGTATCTTGAACTGTTTTTAATCTAACAAGTTCTTTACCTTGTTCCACTTGAATTGTTTTAACACTATTTATACTTGTAAAACACATTACTGTAAATCCAAATATAAAAGTTAATATCAAAGTATTTATATACTTCAGCCAATCAACCTGTTGTTTTTCATTGTTAATAGTATTTTTATCTAACATAATTATTTAATTTTATTTTTTTCAAACCATTTATAAATTGAATAACCTAATGAAAATAATAACCATCCACCTAATGATAGTTCAGCAAATACAACATCTTCACGACCGAAAAATATTGCATATACTAATATAATTACTATGTAATTAAATATCATAAACCAATTTTTTTTAAACCATATTTTCATTTTTTCAAACCATATTTTTATTTTATCTTTCATATATTAAATTATTTTTTTCCATCATTATATTTTGAATAACATATGGCTATAGCCTGTTCCTTATCATAACCTTCTTTAATTAATTTAGGTATACATTCACCCATAAAATCACTTTGCGCTGAATTATGAATTTTTAATTCTTTCGCTTGTATCAAAGATCTTTTCTTGATATATTTTTTTAATTTTTCTGTATTTTCAAATTCTTTTCTCATATTTATAAAATTATAATTAATAAAAATCCTGTTACAAATAAAATAGTTACAAGGATAGTGCAAGTTTTTAGTTGATTTTCATTCATTTCCATTTTTATATTCTTATTTTTGATGTTATGTTATTAGTTCCCAAGTACCACGAACAGCCTCTATTAGTTGTTTCTGTTTTATCAACCAATCCAGTATTAGTATTATATTCTGTAAATAAACTATTATTTTTACATAAATATGCTACCAATTTATCATCATATTTAGCTCCTATTATTTTATATTTATTTACTATTTTATCTATATCTTCAAATGGTGATGCGGTTGAATTAGTTGGTGAATGCATTAACATACCTCCATCTGCAATTTGAAAGCTATTAAACGGCACGAATAGTTCCATAGTATGAAATGCTATGGATGGTGTAATATAGTCTAAAATTAGTGTGTTATAATTCGCGTAGGATGTTCCTGTAATCTCACCGGTACTTATTAATGTTTCAATTTTTGTATATAAATCAGATCCTAAAATTGGTTCAATATATAAAATTTGAGCGTTGTATATATGTGGTTCAACTTTATAAACATCTATATTACCAGATATAGTAGTATATGTTAATATATCGTCAAAATCTATGAATAATTGTTTTTTCATTTTTTATTTTTATTTTTCCATATAAATTTGTTCCATAAAATAATATTCTGGTGTGTTTTTAATTATATCATCATATTTGAATAAATATCCTTTATTGGAAAGTATTTCAAATTTTTTAGTTATGATATTATTTTTATTACTTGATTTTACAAATTTCATATATTTACCTGATGAACCAGCCATTAATTTTTCACCTATTAAAATACCTTCTGGTTTAATTTTTAATTTATCTATTTTATCTAAAATTACTTGACTATCTATTTCACTAATAGGTTGTTTATATTCTGATAATGTTTGAGTTTTATCTGTATTTCTAAATGGATTATATGTTTTAAATTGAACATCAGCATATAATAAATTACCATTCATAACTTTTTTAATCATTGCGAGTATATAATTCTGGTAATGTTTTAATTTACTTTCATAATATAAATAAAATGCCTGTGATAACTCTTCTGCGTTGCTTCCAAGACCATTCCCAGAGTCTCTGGTGATACCAAATAATAGAGGTGATGTTACTCCGTGTCCAACTAATATCTTCTCGCTACACTCTTTTGTTAAGAAATCATATTGAGCTGTTAAATTAGGTTGGTTTATAGTTTGTAATACTGTTGCATTATCTTTATTATCAGCAAATCCTATAATTGCTCTTCCTGTGTTTCCTGAACCACCAAATTTTTTACTTATATCTCTTTCAATACTATTCATTTGTTCATCACTAAATTCAGCACCTATAAATGTTGCTATGAATGAAGGGAATAAACCATTTTTTATATTTGATAAATGATATTTACTTATTTCAGTTTCTAATGTAATATAATTTATAGCACCGTTATAATCCACTGGTGCATAGTAATCAAATCCTTTTTTATCCATAGTTATAACTAATATAGATAATCCTTCATCTGTACCTTCTTTATAAATTGGTAGTTTTACAGGTGCATTTTTCCTATAATTATAGTTGTCCCAATCATTACTAAACCATATAAAATTATTTTTATCAACATCAAATCTATATTTTAAGGCTTCTGTATATTTTACTAATGAACCACTATAAACTTGAATAACACAATATCCATATATTTTTAAATCGCTTATTAAATTTTTAACAACATCTTTTGTAAAATTTTCATTCAACCACTTATTTGATATTGGATTTTGTTCAGGATTAATTACTTCAACTCCTTCACCAGTTGAAAGGTTTATAGTGTTATCTATAATTGCCTGATTGGTAGGTGAGTTTAAATATAAATTTCTTAAAAATGATGGATAATCATTATCCTTTCCAAAATTAATCCATAGTGAACCGTATGAAACATATTCACCAAAATCGTAAGCTGAAATATCTTCTATGGATAAATTTAATACTACGTGTTTTTCCATTTTTTATTTATTTTTTATATGGTTTAAATCTACTTTCTTCTACTGATTTTTCCATTTGATTAAATTGGTTTAATCTATCATCATTTGCATATGATTGTAAAAATTGATGAGTTGCTAAATAATATGTTCCTTCATATAAATAATATGATTTATATGAATATACATTATTATCGCTAAAATTATATGTTAAACCTGTATGATTGATTTTACCATTATATCCAACTATTGTAGTTAAACCGCTATTTACAATTCTTGTTTCGTGGTCCAATATCTCATATTTATCAATTTGAGTATATCTCGTATAGTAAATTATATTATTGGTATTTCCACTTACAATTATCATTGTTGTTTTTATTTTTATTAAAAAGTATTTTTTTAAAAATTTGATTTTTTTTTTAGAAATGAAAAAGAGGGTATGTTTTTAGACATACCCTCCTTTAAAAAAGAATATAAATTTAAGAAGAATTAAGATCCTTTAACAATCATTGCTGATGTAATCTCTGGTGACATTCCAGCATAAGCGTTAGTAATAGTTGATCCAGATAAGAAGTATGCATATTCTTTTTCCATTCCTACGAATGTTAATGTGTATCCATATTTATCAAGCATTGCT